TCAGCGGTACAGCTCCCACAGCACCACGGCGGCCGCTATGGCAGCATTCAGGGATTCGCATTGGGGCTGCATGGGGATTTTCCATGTCTGGGCGCACCGGGCGAGCAGGGTTTCGGACACCCCCTGTCCCTCGCTGCCAATGACCACGGCGGCGCTGCCCCCGGCGTATTCCCGCACGTCCACCGTGTCCTCCCGCAGGGCGGTGGCATAGAGGGAAATGCCGGAGCGACGGAGACAGGCGGTGAGTTCCTCCACCGCAGCCTCCCAAACCGGGAGACGGAAGGCAGCGCCCATAGAGGAACGCACCGTCTTGGGAGAGAAGGGGTCGGCGCAGTTTTGGGTGAGAATCAGCCCCTTTGCGCCGAAGGCGTCGGCGGTGCGCCAGATGGTACCCACGTTGCCCGGGTCCTGCACCCCGTCCAGCACCAGATACCGCCCGGGAGGGAGGGTTTCCGGGAGAGCGGTGTCCGGCAGGGAGGCCAGAAACAGCACCCCCTGAGGGGTTTTCGCCGGGGAAAGGGACTCCATCAGGGACTGAGGGACCTCCACCGCCCGCACGCCCTCCGGCACCGGGACGGTGAGCCTGCCCGGGGTGGTCACTACGGTGGTCAGCCCCGCCTGCCAGCGTACCGCTTCCTCATAGAGCTTCACCCCGTCGCCCAGATATTCCCCACTGCTGCGGCGGTAGGCACGGTCTTTTTCCAGCTTGCGAATATGAGACACCAGCGGATTTGCCCGGCTGGTGATTCGTTCTATGGGAGACACATTTATCACCTCCCACTCAGTATAGCATAGCGGCAGAGGTTTGTCATGACCTTTTGACAATGACACATTTTTGCGCAAATATGCAAATATAAACAAATTCGAGGGAGAAAACCGGACGAAAATCCGGTTTTTGCATTTTTGGGGAAAGGGAGAAGCTCTATACTGCTGTCAAAAGGAAGGGGGGAACAGCATTTGAACAGAGCGGAACTGTGGCAGCGACCGGAGGAGCTGACGCTGCTGCGGGGCTGGACACGGGACGGGGTGAGCCTGCGGGAGATTGCCCGCCGCATGGACATCAGACCCCTGACCCTGCGCCTGTGGCGCAGAAAATATCCCGCCATTGACGAGGCACTGCGGCAGAGCGGCGAGCTCACCGACTACCGGGTGGAGGATGCCCTGCTGAAGGCGGCCATGGGCTACCGCTACACCGAGGAAAAGCGGGAGCAGACGGACAAGGGGGATAAGCTGGTGAGTACGGAAAAAGAGGTCAGCCCCAGCGTCACCGCCATCAGTCTGTGGCTGAAACGGCGCAGACCGGAAATCTGGGACGAGGAGCATCCCCCCGGAGAGGAAAAGGCGGAAAACAACCTGTTTCAGGCGCTGGGAGACTGGCAGGAGGAGGTGACGGACAGGGATGCAATACCAGAGCTTTTCGCCCCGGCAAAGGCTGACGGTGACATGGTGGAAGCAGGAGCGCCACAGCAGCCGTGACGGGATTATCTGTGACGGGTCGGTGCGCTCCGGCAAGACGGTGAGCATGGCGCTGGGGTTTGTGCTTTGGAGCATGGAGACCTTTCAGGAGCATCGCTTCGCCCTCTGCGGCAAGACCATCGAGAGCCTGCGGCGCAACGTGACGGCGCTGCTGCCTCAGTGGCTGGAGGGCATCTGCACCTTTGAGGAAAAGCGCAGCGAGAACCGGCTGGTCATCACCATAGGTCAGCGGCGCAATCACTACTACCTCTTCGGCGGCAAGGACGAGGGCAGCTACGCCCTGATTCAGGGCATGACCCTCTCCGGGGTGTTTTTTGACGAGGTGGCGCTGATGCCCCGCTCCTTTGTGGAGCAGGCGCTGGCCAGATGCAGCGTGGAGGGGTCGAAGTTCTGGTTTAACTGCAACCCGGAGGGCCCGGAGCATTGGTTCTACAAGCACTGGATCTGCAAGGCGCAGGAGCGGAACCTGCTCTACCTCCACTTCACCATGGCGGACAACCCTGCCCTCTCCCCCGCCATTCGGAAACGGTATGAGCGGCTGTATGCCGGGGTGTTCTACCAGCGGTATGTGCAGGGGCTTTGGGTGGCGGCCACCGGGCAGATTTACGATATGTTCGACCCCCAGCGCCACGTTGTGGAGACGCTGCCCGAGCTGGCGGGGGAACGGTATGTCAGCGTGGACTACGGCACCCAGAATCCCACCGTGTTTTTGCTCTGGCAGCAGGGGACGGACGGGCGGTGGTACTGCGTGAAGGAATACTACTGGTCAGGCCGGGCGCAGATGCGGCAGAAAACCGATGGGGAGTATGCCGACGACATGGACGCTTTTCTGGAAGGCACCAGACCCCGGATGGTGATTGCAGACCCCTCGGCGGCCAGCTTTATCGCCCAACTGCGGCAGCGGGGCTACGGGGTACAGGGGGCGGACAATCAGGTGCTCACCGGGATACGCCATGTGAGCGAGCTGCTCAGCGGGGACAAGCTGCGCTTTTCTTCTGCCTGCGTCCACACCCGCCGGGAGTTTCAGGCCTATGTCTGGGACGAGGACGGGGGCGGACAGGACAGACCGGTGAAGGAACACGACCACTGCATGGACGCAGTGCGGTACTTTGTCAGCACGGTGCTGACACGCAATCAGGCACGGGTGCGGAAACGCCCCCGGGGCATTTAACAGGAGGTACACATGATTCTTTACATGGACAGAGGGCAGGTGCCCGACCCGGAAGCGCTCAGCGCAGATGCGCTGCGCTGGTGCATCCGCAAGGCGGAGAACGCCAACCGCCGCTTCGGGCGGCTGGAGCGGTACTACCGGGGAGACCACGATATCTTCCACCGCACGGCGGAACAGGACGAAGTGCGGGTGGGGGTGAACTACGCCAAATATGTGGTGGATATCGCCCTGGGCTACTATCTGGGGCAGGGAGTCAAGTACGACCCCAACCCCAAGGCGTGGCGGCAGGGCGGAGAGCGGACGCTGGATCTCACCCCTCTGCTGCGGTGCTATGACGCTCAGCACATTGCCCGCACCGACCGGGAGATCGGCAGAACCATGGGGGTGATGGGAGAGTGTCTGGAGCTGTGCTACGCCTCATCGGAGGCAGATCCCCGCCCCCGCAGCGCCGTCATCGACCCCCGGTGCGGTATTCTGGTGTGCGACAGCAGCGTGGAGCATCAAAAGCTGTTTGCCCTGATCTGGGACAGGCGAGAGACCCCTGGCGGCGAGGGCTACTACGCCGTCACCTGCTGCACCCCCTACACGGTGCGGGAGTACCGCAGCGACACGCTGGATGCCGCTGCCTTTGTCCCCGTGGGGGAGGCGGTGCCCCACTACTTCGGAGCGGTGCCGGTGATCGCCTATGAAAACGACCCCCTCCGGCAGGGGGACTTTGAGCAGATCATCAGCCTGATTGACGCCTATGACGAGCTGATGAGCAGCCGCCTCACCGACAAGCGGAAGTTTGTGGACGCTCTGCTGGTGTTCTACGGCATGACCCTTGCCCCCGGGGAGGAGGACAAGCTGGCGCAGCAGCGGTTCATCGACGGTGCGCCACTGGACGCCCGGGCGGAGTACATCCAGAAGACCTTTGACGAGGCGGGGGTGCAGGTGCTGGCCAATGCGCTGGTGGAGGAAATGCACAAGCAGACGCTGACGGTGGACCTCTCCGACGAGCGGTTCTCCGGCAACTCCTCCGGGCAGGCGCTGAAGCTGAAGCTGCTGGCCATGGATCAGATGGCCCGCAATAAGATGGGTCAGATGGAACAGGGTCTGCGGGAGCGGCTGGGGCTGTACAACCACTGGCTGACGGTGAAGGGGGAGATGTCCCCGGTGAGTGCGGAGGATGTGGACGTGGTGTTTACCCTCAATCTCCCGGTCAACGAGGGGGAGCAGGTGGAGCTGGTGACCCGGCTGCGGGGGCTTGTGGACGATCAGACCCTGCTGGGTCAGCTCTGGTTCGTGAAAGACCCGGCGGAGGCGGTACGCAATCTCAGATTGCAGCAACAGGAGACAGCGGCGAGAAGCCGTGAAGATAGAGAAACGGACCGGGCTGAGGAACAGAACGGTGCGGGTCAGAAGGAGGATGCGTAATGGACGAGGAACGCAAGGAGCAACGGCTGGACTTTGAAACGCTGCTGCGGGAGAACCGGGACTACCAGTCCGCCTGCGACAAAAAGGTGTCTCAGGCATTGAGCACCGCCCGGGCCAACTGGGAACGGGAACGGCAGGCGGAGGGAGAACGGCTGCGGGGCGAGCTGGACGCGGAGCTGAACCGGCGGCTGCAAGAGGAACGCAGTGCGCTGGAGGTGCAGCGCCGGGACTTTGAGAGCCGGATGCGTCAGGTGGCGGTGGCGGAGCGCTTGCAGCAGCGGGGGCTGGATGCCGCTTTTGCCCCATGGCTCACCGGAGAGAGCGAGGAGTCGTCCATGGAGCGGGTGGAGCAGTTTACAGCGCTGTTCCAGTCGGCGCTGTCTCAGGCAGTGGCGGGTCGGATGCGGGGCGGCCGGCCTCCCAAATCCCCCAAAGCGCCGGAAGGTCTCACGAGGGAATCCCTGCGGGGGATGAGCCTGCGGGAGATCAACGGACACTGGGCGGAGGTATCCGAAGCGCTGAAGGGGTAACACCCCATTTCCAATACAGAAAGGATGATATGTTATGGCATTTAGCAGTTTTATTCCTGAGGTCTGGTCTGCCAGACTGTTGGAGCATTTGGACAAGGTGCACGTCTATGCCGGCCTGATGAACCGGGACTATGAGGGGGACATCCGTGCCTTTGGCGACACCGTCCACATCAATCAGGTGGGCAACATCACCATCAGCGACTACACCGGGCAGGACATCTCCGACCCGGAGGAGCTGAGCGGCACCATGCAGGATCTGGTCATCGACAGGGCGAAATACTTCAACTTCCAGATCAAGGACGTGGACAACGCCCAGTCCAACCCCAAGCTGGTGGACGCCGCCATGCAGCGGGCCAGCTACGGCATGAACGACGTGATCGACCAGTATCTGGCCTCCCTTCTGGTGGCAGGGGTTGCCAGCGGACACACCATCGGCACCGACGCCAGCCCCATCACCCCCACCAGCGCCAACGCCTATGACTATCTGGTGGATCTGGGCGTCAAGCTGAACGAGGCCAATGTGCCCATGCTGGGGCGCTGGGTGGTGATTCCCCCCTGGTATCACGGTCTGCTGCTGAAGGACCCCCGCTTTGTGGGCAACGGCACCGGATACAATCAGGCGATTTTGCAGGGCGGTCTGGTAGGTGAGGCGGCCGGGTTCCAGATTCACCTGTCCAACAACGTCCCCAACACCTCCGGCAGTAAGTTCAAGGTCATCGCCGGCACCAACGCCGCCGGTGCCTATGCCGAGCAGCTGGTGGAGCTGGAGGCCTACCGTCTGGAGCATAACTTCTCCGACGCCATCAAGGGTCTGCACGTCTACGGCGCCAAGGTGATTCAGCCCACCGCACTGGCTATGATGACCTGCAACAAGGCGTGAGCATGATGACGACGGAACGACAGGAGAGCCTGTACCAGCGTCTGGTGCGCCGGCTGGGACTGGTGGAGCCGGACGAGGAAACCGATCTGCTGCTCAGCGACGTTCTCAGCGACGCAGAGGGGGAGATCCGGGTCTATCTGGGGGTCGGTGAAGTGGAGGAACAGTTTGACGGGCAGATTCTCGCCCTTGCCGCCCTGTTCTTCCAGCGGGACCGCAGAGAGCTGGACAGCAGCCTGCTGCGCTCTGCCAGCTACACCGAGGGGCAGCTCAGCCAGAGCGAGAGCTACCTCAGCCCCAAAGAATTGCAGGGGGGCGTGGAGGAGATCCTCCGCTCCCTTGCCCGGTACCGGAGGGTGTCATGCTGATGAGAAACACCCCCTCCCCATGGCGGCGGGGCTTTGCCCTCCACCGGCGCAGGCTGGTGGAGGACGAGCTGGGGGAACAACAGGCAGTGTACGACATGGAGCATCCGGATTTCACCGCCCAGGACGGCAGCGAACAGGCGGTTTGCTGGCAGAGCGTCCAGTCCTGGCAGAACAGCGGCAGGCTGACCTCCGGATGGCGGCACCGAAATCAGGGCGACGTACCCAGCGGCGTGCTGGAAGGCAGGCTGCGCTATGCGCTGGAGGTGTCCCCCTTTGACCGGATTGTGCTGGAAAACGGGGTCTATGAGGTGCGCTCGGTGCAGCTCTGGCCCAGCCACCGGAAGCTGCTGCTCCAGCAGATCGGATAGGAGGGATGGACATGGGCGAGACAGAGACCCTGCTGGTGGACGCAAGGGCGCAGGTGAAAGCGGCGCTGGAGGCCATGGACACCCAGACCTCCTTTGCCTTACAGGCGGACTTTGCCCCCACCCCGCCCCGGGGCAATACGGTTGTCTGGGGAGAGTGGGCCAACGTGACCACCCGCTGCCCGGTGGTGGATCGCCTTACCTTTCAGGTGGACATCTACGCCGAAAACCGGACGGCACGGCAGGAGCTGAGTCAGGCGGTCAACCGGGCGCTGACCGACATGGGACTGAAACGAATCTACGCCTCTGCGGATCTCTATGAGGACGTGGGGCAGGGCTGCTACTGCAAGCGGTTCCGCTTTGCCCGGAAGGTGGACAAACGCAGTATGCGGCTCATCGACTGACAGAAAGTGAGGAATCAAAACAATGCCCAATCAAGGACTGGCCAATATTGGCATGGATGTGAAGGTGAACAATGTGAGCCTGAATTATGTCACGGAGATCGGTGACATTGGCGGCACTCCTTCCACTTTGGACGCCACCTGCATGAAGGATACGATCAAAAAGAGTGTCCCTGGTGTGCAGGATGTGAAGGCGTTCGAGATTACCTATCTCTTTGACAACTCCGCAGCCACTTCGGACTACCGGGTGCTGAAGGGCTTGCAGACCGCCGGGGCGGCGGTTCCGGTGAGCGTGGTGTTCCCGGACGGCACCACCTTTGCCACCACCGGCTATGTGAGCACCTACATCTCCGGCAGCAAGGTGGATGAGCTGGTGTCGGCCAAGCTGTCTGTGTCGCTGCAAAGCGACTGGACGGTGACCAACCCCGCCAACGGATAAGACAGGAGGCAGGGGCGGGGCTTGCCACACCCCTGCCATAAGTCCTGCAACAAAATGGAGGAACCAAAATGGCACGAAAACACTACCCCGTCACGTTGGACGGGATTACCTACCGTCTCCGCCTCACCGTGGGAGGACAGCGCTCCCTTCAGTCCCGCTTTGGAGAAGAGACGCTTCAGACGGTTTTTCTGGCGGCGGCGGACAGCGAGCGGATGTGCGCCCTGCTCACCGAGGCTCTGAGCTGGCCGGACAGCGGAAACCCCATCACCGACGGAGAGCAGCTCTATGACCTGCTGGTGGACGGGGGCTGGACAGGTCAGGAGCGGTTCGGCGCGCTGGCCTTTGACCTGGCGGCGGCTTCCGGGCTGATTACCGAGGCGCAGGCAAAGCAGCTCAAATCCACCCTCCACACCGCCATGGAGGACGCTTTCTCCCATCTGGGAGAAGGAAATGATACGGCACAGGAGCAGCGCCCTTTCCCAAAAGCCTGACCATCGAAGCGCTGATGGAGGCGGGCTGCATGGCAGGGGGCAGCCCGGTGGAGATGGAGGACTGGACGTGGGGAGAGATTCTGCTGCTGGCGCAGAGCTGGCGCAAGGCCCGGCGGCAGCACTATCAGGCGCTCAGCGTTATTGCGTGGAATCAGGCCATGCTGGGGGCGAGGGCGGCGGCAGGCGAGAGCGTAGAGCCGGTGTACCGGGTGTTCCCCTTCTGGGAGGAAGAGGAGGTTCAGGCGCTGCGACTGGAAACCTACCGTGCCATGATGGAACGTCTGGCGGGGAAAGGAGGAAGAAACGATGAATGAGACGGAAGAAATGAGAGACTCCGCTCAGGCGGCGCAGGAGCTTACCGAGGCGCTGGCGGAAAATGACCGGGCGGTGCGGGAATTTCTCTCCCGGGCGGGACAGGTACACAGCGCTTACACCCTTGCGCTGACCGGGGTGCGGGAACAGCTCTACGCACTGGAGCGCTTCTTTCAGGGGGCGGCAGCGGCGGCCATGGGTGCCTTTTCCAACCTGCTGGGCGCTCTGCGTCCGGCGCTGACCGGGGCGGCAAGGGCGATTACCGGCCTGTTCGGGGTCACCTATTGGAAGGACAGCAGCAAGGGCATGGACGCAGCGGCGGCCTCTCTGGGAAGGGTTGCCCGCTCCACCCGGTCTGTGGCGCAGGCGCAGCGGGATCTGTACAGCTTTGACAAGATCACCCGGGTCAGCGCCCGGGGCGGCGGCAGCAGCGGCAGCTCCGGGGGCAGCGGCAGGTCGGGGGGCGGTAAATCCGCTGTCAGCGGCGAATGGGTGCGTGTGCCCGGTCTGCTGGACGAAATTGCAGCCAAAGCCCGCTCTGTGCTGGGTCAGGTCTGGGAGCCCTTCCAGCAGGCGTGGAAACGGCAGGGCAAGGCTACCGTTGACGCCGTCCTTGGCGCTCTTGCCGGGGTAGGCGGCGCTGTGGCGGCGGTGGGGGAAAGCTGGCTTCGTGCGTGGCGCAGCGGCGCAGGAGTGCAGGCGGTGACCACCGTGCTGCTCACCGTGCAGTATTTGGGAGAGAGCGTCAAGGCTGTAGCGGACAATTTCAAGAAGGCATGGCAGGCAGGGGGTGCCGGGGACAGCATTATGTCCCGGCTGCTGGAAATCACCCAGAGCGTGCTGGGAGCCTTTCGGGATATGGCATCTGCCACCGCAGTCTGGGCAAGGCAGCTCAACTTCACCGGGCTGGTGCAGGGCTTTTCCAGCGTGCTCAACGCCCTTGCGCCGCTGGTAGAGCTGATTGCCGGGGCGCTGAGCTGGGGGTATCAGAATGTACTGCTGCCTCTGGCGGGATGGGTGATTCAGGCGGCGGCACCGGCGGCACTGCGGCTGCTCAGTGAGGCGCTTCGTACCTTTACGGCGGTGCTGGAAGTGTTGAAACCCATTGCCCTGTTCGTCTGGGAGCGTCTGCTGAAACCCATGGGACAGTGGAGCGCCGGGACAATCGTGCAGGGACTGAACAACGCCGCGGCGGGCTTTGGACTGTTGCGGGAGGCGTTTGCCCTGCTGCCCAGCGGTTGGAGCGGGGTGAAGGAAAAGGCGGAGACGGCGTGGGCCGGCATCCAGAAAATTCTCACCGGACACGCCAATACCACCAATAATCAAGTGACCACAGCCTTCCAGTCGCTGACCAAAAATGCCACGAACTCCGGTTCCAACCTGAAAAATAAGCTGGCTACCGTGTTTAAGAGCATCTCGTCCAATGCGAAGAACCGGTTTTCCGGCATCGGCGGCGCACTGACCACTCCCTTCCGCAACGGGCTCAACGGTGTGGTCTCGCTGGCCAATACCATGATTCAGCGGATGAACAGTTCCCTGAGACTGTCCTGGCCTGCGGTGACGGTGGCAGGAAAAACGGTGGTGAAGCCGGGAGTTGCCAAACTGGCCAATATGCCCACCATCGCCCGTCTGGCAGAGGGCGGCATTACCGCAGGTCCTGCCATCTCCCTCATCGGTGAGGCGGGCCGGGAGGCAGTACTGCCTCTGGAGCGCAACACCGGCTGGATGGACGAGCTGGCAAAGCGCATGGGCAAGGGGGGCGGCACCACGGTGATCGAAGTGCATGTGGGTTCAGAGCGGCTGGGGCGGCAGGGGGTAGACGGGGTGAACGACCTGACCCTTCGCACCGGAACCTGCCCCATTTATGTATAAGGTGGTGAGAAAATGGCAAACCCATCGGAGCTGAAAATCAACGGCATCACCATGCCCGACCCGGGACTGGAGGGCATCACCATCTCTACGGAAAAGGTCTGGTCGGCGGACACAGGACGCACCGCCTCCGGGCGGATGGTGGGGACGGTGATCGCCCGAAAAACCACCGTCAAGCTGAAATGGCCGGTGCTGACCCGGGCGCAGGCGGCGGTGATTGAACAGGCGGTGAACAGCGGGGATTTTGTGCCCATGCGCTTCACCGACATGACCGGGGCAAGCGTGGAGAAGACCGTCTATTTCTCCACTCCCACCTACACCCTCTATTCCTGGGCCAACGGTCTGCAATTGGTGAAGGACGTGAGCGTGGAGGGAATTGAGCGCTGA